TAGACCCCGACCTCGGTAAGACCGACATGTCGAGCAAGATTGCGGCACAGATATCGCAAGCCGTGTCTTCCGGCATCCTGCCGATCGATCAAGGCGTCAACGAGATGCGCTCTATCCCGTCCGACCCGGGCGCGCAGGCGCAATGGATTCAGAATCACCTGATCAACTCGCTATCGGGTGAAGCAAAGATTCAGGCGCTAATGCCGAAGCAACTGACGATCAACCGTGGAGGCGAAACTGACGTGCTGAATGTCGATCCGCTCACCGGTCGGCTTACGGTTAGCGGGGCGCTGGCGAATTCGTTGACGCCGGGAGAGGCGGCGCAGCGCATCTCTGCTGTCGGACCCGGCGGTGTTCCTGGCACGATCCCGCTTGGATCGACGGTTCCCGGCGCGCAAGGCGGCTATACGGGGCGCTACAGTCAGCAGGGCGCCGCGGGTGCAGATGGAACGCCGGCCGGATTCGTTGCAACCGGCCTTTCGCCTGCTCAGCAAGCGGCGTCCACGGCTCAGGGCTCGACCTCCAACGCGGCAGCGCAGACTCTTCACGATGCTGCCGCAGACGCGCCGATGCGCATCAATCTGCTCGAACAAGCACGCGACGCGCTGACCGGCATCAACACGGGCCCGGGAACCGACTGGCGCAATACCGCGAAGTCGTTCTTCAATGCGCTGGCTCCCGACACGGCAAAGGCGATTGGCTTTACCGGCGACGTGAAGGATTACGACGAGTTCAAGAAGATCCTCACCAATTACGCCTCTAGCGTCTCGGGCTCGCTTGGCACCGGTACAGACGCGCGCCTGAACGCGGCGGTTACCGGCAATGCCAATCCGGGCATTTCGAAGATGGCGAACGAGGACATCCTTGCCAAGACTATAGCCGCCGAAAAGATGCGTGCGGCGCAGGACTACGCGTTCCAAAACTCAGGACTGACGACCGACAAGTTCAACCAATGGCAGTCTCAGTGGAACAAGAACGTCAATCCTGACGCTTTCGTGTTCACGTCGATGAGCCCGACTCAGCAGCAGGCGTTCTTGAAGCGCCAGTCGCCCGATCAATTGACGCAATTCAAGTCTGATCTCGGCAAGCTCGTGCGCGCGGGAATCATTCAAATGCCGGGGCAGTGATGGCGGACTATAGCGCTCTGATTGCCGACGCCGGAAAGACGTACAACATCGACCCGGCGTTGATCTCGGCCGTCATCCAGACGGAATCGAGCGGCAATCCGAAAGCCGTGTCACCCGTCGGTGCGGTCGGCCTAGGGCAACTGATGCCGACTACCGCGAAGGCGCTCGGCGTCACCGATCCCACCGATCCGGCGCAGGCGATCCCTGCTGTTGCTCGACTGCTGAATGAAAACCTGACTCGATATGGCAACGTCCAGGATGCGCTCAGGGCATATCACGGTGGCACCGATCAAGCGAACTGGGGGCCTCTTACGCAGGCTTATCCGCAAAAGGTTCTTTCGAGGCTACCGCAAATGGCACAGCCGCAAGCTCAAACGCTTCTTCCTGGCATCCCTGGTGGGCAGACTCAGGGGAACCTGAGCGACGACGCGATTCTGTCCGCCTTCACGAAGGGCGCTGCGCCCGCGCAGGCGCCGCAGCAAGGGCCGAGCGACGATCAGATATTGGCGGCGTTTACGAAGGCTCCTGCGGCCGCATCATCACCCTCAAGCGCGCCGGCCGCACAGCAACAAGGATCGACCGCGGCGGCAAGCTCCCAGCCCGGCGGCGTCATGTCGTTCCTCGCGGGAATGGGCCGGGGCGTGCAGGAAACCGTGCTCGGCGGTCAGCAATTGCTCGGGCACGGCTTGGAATTGGCCGGCCATATCGGTGAATCGCCGACCCTTAGCAGCCTGATCACAGGCCAGCAGCCGATGAACATGATTGGGCGTGCTGGGCAATGGCTCGTCAACGATGCCAATCAGGGATTGCAGGCTGGAGCGCAGCAGGTCGCGCCCTATCAACGGTCGCACCCGATTGCGACGGGGGCTGGCAATATCGCCGGTTCCATTGCTGCGACTGCTCCGCTTGGCGGCGTCGTTGGGCCCGGTACTGGGCTGCTCGGACGCGTAGCAAGCGGCGTAGCAAGCGGCGCATTGGGTTCAGCGCTGGCTCCGGTAGATCCCAGCAACCCGAATTACTGGCAGGCGAAGGCATCCCAGGCCGGCCTCGGCGCTTTGACCGGCGGCGTCGCCGCTCCGATCATCGGCGGTATCAGCCGCGTCATTTCCCCGAACGTCTCGTCCGATGTGCAAACGCTCCTCGACAGGGGCGTTACGCCCACTCCGGGACAGATTCTCGGCGGTGGTTTCGCGCGCACGGAAGACAAGCTCACAAGCGTTCCTTTCCTTGGCGATATGATAAAGGGAGCACAGCAACGTGCGGTGAATCAGTTCAACACTGCGGCCTATAACGAAGCGCTCGCGCCGATTGGCGAGACGTTCTCGGGCAAGGTAGGGCAGGAAGGAATCGAGCAAGTCGGCAAGCAGATCGGAAACGTCTACGACACGGTATTGCCCAAGATGCAACTGCGCGTCGATCCGCAGTTCCAGGCGGACGTGACGAACCTCGGGCAGATGGCGAACGGCTTGCCTGAGTCGCAGCAGAAGACGTTCATGAATGTCCTGAAGACGCAGATATTCGATAAGCTGACGGCCGGCGGCTCGATGGACGGGCAAACACTGAAGGGCGTGCAGAGCGAACTCGCGCGCACCGCATCGGGCTATCTGAAAGACCCGTCATTCGACAATCGTCAGCTCGGCGCCGCTGTGTCGGCACTGCGCGATGCGGTCGATGGCAATCTCGCGCGGGTGAATCCGCCGGACCTCGCGCAGCAGCTTTCCAATGCCAATCAGGCATGGGCGAATTTTGCTCGCCTGCGCGCGGCGGCGGCGTCGATGGGCGCGGCCAACAACGAAGGCATCTTCACTGCAGCACAGCTTCAAAACGCCGTGAAGGCCGGCGACAAGTCGGTCGGGAAGGGTGCGTTCGCAACGGGCAATGCGCTGATGCAGGATCTATCCGGCGCCGGCCAGCGCGTGCTCGGCTCGAAATACCCGGACTCTGGCACGGCCGGGCGGGGGCTGCTCGCGCTGCTGGCTCCGGGCGGCGTCGCGGCAGGGCTAGCGACTGCCCCGGGTTCTACGCTTGGAACGCTCGGCGGGATCGGTCTCGGCTCACTACCTTACACGCAACTAGGGCAGCGCGCGGCCGCCGCTCTTTTGACAGCGCGCCCACAACTGGCCCAGCCGCTTGGCAACCTTGTAGGAAAACTCGGCCCGGTAGTCATACCCGGGGGCACTGCGGCGCTGCTTTCGAATGGCGGCGCGGCGCCGTAATTCCTGAATGATCCCGAGGCCGATGGAAACCCCGACCACGTGAATGATCTCTTGCTCAGTCATGTGCTTCTCCGCAGTGATGTAGTAATGTGCGACCGGCCCAGGCGAGCCCATCGCCGGTAGTAGCCCGTTAAGCAGTCTCCCGAGGGCAGAGACAACCGAGCATTGCTCGGACTATCTGTTTCCTGCTCCGGGGTGTGTCCGTGTCGAGCCTTCTGCCAAATGCCAAACAACAATTCTTCGGCCCTAACGGTGTACCACTGTCCGGTGGGAACGTGTATTGGTACATACCGAATACGACGACCCCAAAAAACACATGGCAAGACCAGGCCCTTACCGTCCTCAACCCGAATCCTACGCCGCTTGACGCCAACGGGGAATGCATCGCTTGGGGAACCGGCTCATATCGCCAGCAGGTCTATGACGCCAACGGCAATCTGATCTGGGATCAGGTCACGACTGCCTCGACCTCCGACGGCTCTCTCGGCAGCACAGTCGTCCCCTATGGCGCGTCCCTGATCGGATTCGACGGCACTACTCTCGATCAGCAGTTTCTCAGCCGCGTCAATCGCGTTGTCGATTCTATCTCCGCGCTTAGGGCGCTGAGTCATTCGACCTATACGAGAGCGGCCGTCACCGGGTACTACGCTGCCGGTGACGGCGGTGGCGGGACCTACTGGTATGACCCCACTGATACCACTAGCTCGGACAATGGGGTGACGATCATTGTCGCTGCTGATGGTGGGCGTTGGAAGTTGCAGCACTTTGGCACCGTTAGTCTCAAGCAGTGCGGCTCCAAAGAGGACGGTAGTACTGATGATCTTCCAGCATGGAATAGAGCAATGGCGCTTTCCGGGATAGAGATCACTTTTGCGGGAATCTCGATCGTCTCGAATCAGGTTTCGCTTGTGAATAACAACACGAAAATTCGAGGCGTTACTCCGGCGGCAACAATTAAGGCACAAAACGCAGCCAATTTTCAATATGTGCTTCGCGCCGTAGGGTTGAGCGGTTGTCGCTTCTATGACTTCACGGTAGATGCGAACCAGGCTAATCGCGCCGCTCAGTTGACTACACGAACGGTTCCGTTCGATATGAATAGTTGCACCGATTGCCAGGCTGACCGTATGACGTTCACCAATGCGCTCGGTTACACAGGAAGCATCTCTGGCATCGGCGGCACAATCTCCGGCACCTCTTCTCGCTGCAAGATAACCAATTCTTTGGCGATAAATTGCGGCACGGCGCTTCTACCGTCTGATGGATTTTACTGCTCTGGCTCTGATTCCTTGTTGGAAGGTAACACTGCTGTCAATTGCTTCGACACCGGTCACGTATTGGAAAGTTGCAATGGTTCCGGCATCGTCGGCTGTCGCTCGGTAGGATGCGGCGCAGTTGGTGCGATCACTAATGCTATTTCCACTGACACATACGGGAATTACATCGACGGCTTGAGCGGAACAGACTGGAATTCTAGTGTAACGGGAGGCATTCAGATCGGTGCATTGTCGTCTGGAAACTTACTGGATACGGTTGTGCGCGGAGTGAACATCCAAGGCGTAAACAACAACATAGGTCCGGCGATAAACGTTCGCAAGACTTCAACCGGCGTAGTAAATGGTCTGGACATTGATGCAAGCATCCGCAATAGCAATACTCAGGGCATTCTTATCAATGGGGCCCAACGCGTATCGATCAAGGCCAATATAATTGGTACAACGGCGGCTTGCATCCAAATCCAAGGCGGATCTTCGGATGTATTTATCACAGGTACGCGATTGACCGTGAGCAATGGTACTTTCGGTGTGTATGTTGCTGACACTTCGGTTGCAACAGTAAGCGGTATTCGTTCGCGCGGTGGTAGCTACGGCATATATGCCGATAATACTTCGTCTGTCGTCAGCCTGATGAATGACATTGGTAGCGTATCTACTGCATATGAAGGCGCCGCAGGTAGTGCAACGCTGCAACGTATGTCGCTTGTCGCTGGCAAATTTTCTATCTCCGGCCTCGCTGGCTCCGCTCCGACAGGAACACAGGTCAATAAATTCAGCGCAGTTGACCAGGCGGGCAATGGCGTCGGCGTTCTTCCGATCTACAACGGTTAATGGGGAGACTACTAAAAATGAAAAAGACGATCATGGTACTCATTTCCGCTATGGCTGCGTCATTCGCCTTTGCGACGACACTCCTTCCAGTGCAACTTCTGAATCCATCTGGTTCGACTGCCGGGCAGTTAGTCACGTCAAATGGTCCGTCAAGCGCTCCCAGTTGGCAATCACCCGTTGGAGCCCAGGTTGTCAAATCAAATATCCCTGCTGGATCGGCCGTTTCGCTGACTAGCCTTACGAACGCGAATATGACCAGCATTAGTTTACCCGCTGGGGATTGGCAAGTATGCGGGAATGTTAGAACATCTCCAGGTGCGACAACCGTAACCGTTCAATTAAATGCTGGTCTTTCCGCTGTGTCGTCTACTTTCGTGAATGATTCGACTACTACGCTTGATCCGAACAATACCGCAGGAATTGTGACTGGGGCGCCGGTTCCATGTCAGCAATTCAACGTTACAACGACGACAACCGTCTATATGGTCGTCGAAGCAAATTTCAACACATCTACCCTCGCCGTGTACGGAAACATCATTGCGCGCCGAGCACAATAACTACCAATAACGGGGGTCTCCTCATGGATTACGAAATGGCCATCGCCGAACTGAAAACGCGCCGAGATGCGGCCTCGATCGCGATCGTGAAACTTGACGAGAAAGTGGCGCAGCACGACGACATCATCGGCGTGCTCGTGGACTCTCTGGCAACCAAAGAAGACATCGCTGGATTGCGCAGTGACTTGCGAGAGCGGTTGGATCGGGACGATCTGATCGATGAGAAGCTGGCGCACTACCAAGAACGGCTCAAGCAAGTCGAGAGCGACGACAAGGAAGCGCGGGCCGCAGCCGAGCATCGTCATCAGCGGCGAATGAACTGGGCTGTCGTGGTGCTCTTTGTGGTCGAAATCGCGCAAGGCATTGCCCTCTATCTGAAGGCTGGTCGTCATGGCTGATTCAGGATTAGCCGAAAAGGCCTTGCGCGTCTATCTGACCGTCCGCAATCCGCGCAATTTCCTTGTGCTGCTGTGCGTATATATCGCGGGCTCACTGACCGCGCATTTCGGCTTCGGATATGACGGCGATCTAGGCCTGACGAACCTTTTCCTCTCAATCGAGGCATCCACGGCCGGCGCGGTTCTGATGATGGTCGCAGAGGATGGCGCGCGCACTAGCGCTGAAATGCTGCGCACGGTACTAGAGACGCTGCGGGAGGTTAGAGAGATCGCGGGTGCCCAGAACAAGACGCTCCGCGGCGTGCTGCTCATCGCCGAGGCTCAGCGCGACATGCTGCTTGATCACCGCGCGCTGCTGCAATCGATCAAGGACGGCGACGACAGGATTTTGATGGAACTCGGCAAGGAGGCGAGCCATGAACCCGGACAATGAGGCTCTGCTCATTCAAGAGCTTCGGCGCGATGAGGGCGTGCGATACACGCCGTACGCCGACACGATGGGTATTCCGACCGTCGGCGTCGGGCACAATCTGCAAGCGTCCCCACTGCCTGCTGGATGGTCCTATCCGCTGAGCGACGATCAGGTCAACCAGTTGCTCGACGGCGACTTACTGAACGTCTATCACGATCTCGACCGCAACTTGCCGTGGTGGCAGACGCTATCTGACGTGCGCCAGCGCGTGATCTGCAATATGTGCTTCAACCTCGGGATGAACCGGCTGCTCGGCTTCAAGAACACGCTGGCGGCGATGCGGCAGGGTAATTACGACGCGGCGGCCGATGGGATGCTCAATTCAGCGTGGGCCGGCCAGGTGGGAGCGCGCGCGCAACGACTTGCGGACATGATGCGAAAAGGAGAGGCATGATGGATTGGTCAACCGTAAAAGGCGCTATTGGAACCTTCGCTCCGTGGATCGCGGGCACGCTCGGGACGCCAGTCGCGGGCGTGGCAGTCAAAGCCCTATGCGATGTGTTCGGCCTGTCGCCCGACAAGGCGACTCCGGATAGCGTGACCGCCGCTCTAGCCGGCGCAACTCCTGATCAACTGCTCGCACTGAAATCAGCCGATCAGAAGCATCAGGAGTTCATGGCACAACTTGGTTTCGATCACATCGAGAAGCTGCAAAGCATCGGTGCGGGCGACCGCGATAGTGCGCGCAATCGCGAAATCCAGATAAAAGACCGGACGCCAGCGCATCTCGCATACATGGTTATTGGCGGCTTCTTCTCGATTTCCCTGGCTCAGCTTGTCGCGCTCATGGGGTGGCCGGAGGTCACCGCAAAAATACCACCTCAAGGGTGGGTCATTATCGGCAATATCAGCGGATATCTGGCGGCCGAAGCGAAATCGGCCGCAGCTTACTATTGGGGATCGACTAGCGATACTCCGCAGGTTAATGACCTGCTCGCCAAATCGACACCTCCAGGCGGACAGCAATGAGCGAGATTGGCAGGTGATTCAGCCGCGCGGCAGATCAAATCTAGATCGTTGGTCCAATATGGGAAGATAGGTTCGCCGCCGTCCTCCATTTCGCGCTTGTACTGCGCAAGCGCATCGCGCGCCAGTGCTCGCATGTTGGCGATTGCCGCGCTCAAATCCGAGCTCCCTTTCTTCATTGGAATCTCCCCGAAGAACCCAGATTGCCCATCAGCAAAACGTCCGTTTCAGCGTGCGCAGAACAGCATAAGAGCGCGGGAACGACACCAAAAAAAGCCTTTCCAATCAATGAGCGAAAAACGGATGCCGTTCCCTTTTTTGTGGCTCGTTCCTTGCTTGCATTTGATTTCAGGCTAAGATTGTGATTCCTGTTGTCGTGGGTTCGAGTCCCATCAGCCACCCCACCAAAACCCTTTTCCACATTGCCTCCTTGGTCTGTCAACTGGGTTTACGTACAGATCTAAATTCCCAAAATGGGAATGTTAGATTTGCTCCTTTGCTTCCCACAGATGGTTCGCCATCGCCGTGACTTCCGCGATTTCATCCTCCAAAGCCCGCACGGTTTCAGCGGTGCTGTCTCGGTTTGTCAGGTCAAAAAGCGCGGCCGCGCGGTGTTTCTCTGCCTCCAAGAAGTCGGCATACCGGCGTAGCTTTGCCGATACCTGTCGAGTCGTGTAGCTCATAAAGCCCTCCGTTTAACAATCTTCGACCGGTCGTAGACGCGCGCCGTCGTCGCCGGATTGGCGTGCAGATCTGGCAACGCGCCCCGTTCCTGCTTGTGCTGCGTGACGTAGTAGGCCCGCAGGTCGTGGAACGTGAAGCGCTTGACGATCACCTTTTCCTTGACTGCTTCCGTCATCAGCTTCGACCACATCGCCTTGAACCCTTCGGCCGTGTAGTGCGTCCTATGCCGGCTCGAGAAGACGTACAGGCAATCGTCCTTGCGCGCTGCCCTCAGACGGGCGAGCAGGGCGCTGATGGCCGGCGTGATTTCGATGTGCTCGATTACCTCGCCGCGCTTCTTGCCGCGCTGCTTTGCCCGCTTGACCCGGATAACGGCCGCCGCTTCGTCAACTTGAGGCCAGGTGAGGTCCAGGAACTCGGCCTTGCGATTGCCAGCGAGGGCCGCGTATTCGGCCGCCATGCCGATCACCGCTCGCTGCCCACCCATAGATGCCACCCAGGCGGCGAACGCCTTAAAGTCGGCTGGATCGGGCGCCTCGGTGCGCGGCTGCTCCTCGTTGCGTCGTACCTCGCGGCAGGGGTTGTGCGTCGCCTCGCCGCGCTCGATCGCAAGGCCGATCAGGTTGGATAGCAGGGCGATCTCTCGGTTGGCGCGCACCGGCGCGTCCGCACGTTCGATGCGCAGGTATCTGGCAACGTCCGGAGCCTGGATGTCGGACGCGCGCGCCGCGCCGAACGTCTTCAAGAGCGGCCCCGAGCATTGCCGGTAGTCGGTCTGCGTCGAGTCGGCCAGCTTTCGCCAATAGACCGACTCTTGGTACTGCTCCCAAAGACGCGCGATCGTGCCGATGTTGTCTCCCTGGCCGGTGAGGTCCAGCACCTTGCGCACCGCGGCGAGCTTGTCGTGGCCGAGGTTGATCGGCTTGCCGCCGACCGGGTGATAGCGATAGGTGAATCCCCGTTTTGTCTTGCGGGCCTCCATGCGTGGGAGGAGCCCATCTCGTGGTTTCATGCTGCTTTGGTCCAGTTGATCGCCGACGTGCGGCGTTGTTGTTCTCTGGGCGCGTTGATCTGCTCCCAGGTCAGGAGGGGATGGCCATCGGCCTTGCGCGGCGGCTTGAATCCCAGATTTCGCTCGATCCACCGGCACTGCGCGGCGCCTTGCCGTAGGCCGCCCGTTACCTCGACGAGCTCGGCGTTCGTTACGAGGCTCATTCTTCCCTCTCCTTCTGCGCTGCGATGGATGGCGCGGTCGGCAATGGCATCCAGTGCGTAGGATGAGGAATGTCGGTGACGCATATGCTCCTCCCGTCTGCCGCAGTGAATGGGCTATGCAATACCCATTGTTGAGCGGCGTAGCTCCATGCGCCTCGCCACGGGCCATCAACCCATATGCCGAACGGCGGCACCCACAACTGGATTACGCCATCCTTCGGCGCGCTCTCGATCGGTCGCCACTCGCTCGCCGCTGCGGCTGGCTCTTTCAAATGCCCGCTTTCCTGCAAGGTCGCGATGACCTTCGACGCATGCTCGTCGCAGCCGCATGTCGGCCAATCGCAATCAGCCGGATCGTTGCCGCCTGCGCTTCCCTGTCGGCGTGCCGCGCACGTGAAGGTCGCCGCTGCGGCTGGCGGGTGATAGTAGAGCGGATATTTTTCGAACACATAATCTGATATGTGGGTCGGCTCGAATTCTTCGTATCGCCAGCGCTCATTGCTGCTACGTGTCTTGAAGCGCCACGCCACCGGCTCGCCCCGCTCCCGTAGCTGGGCTTCCAATTCTTCGACGCGGCTTTGCAGAACCGCCATGTCGTCGGTCACGCCATCGGTCAGGCCAGCTTCGAGCGCTTCGCTGCGCTTCTCTTCCTGATCCAGCGAGGCTGCCAGCAGGGCGCATTTGACCTCCAGCGCCTTCACTCGATCTTGTGCCTCCGAGCACTGATCGAAGAGGCTGATGTATTCGAGCGATTGCTTTTGGATGTGCGCGGCTTGCGCTTCGATCGTAGCTCTAGCCTCGGCTATGAGAGGCCCGATCCGGCGCATACCCTCCACGTGGGATAGCCGCTCGCATAGGTCTTGGGGGTTGGTCATAGGCTCTTCTCCGTCAGTCCTCGCCATGAAGTAATCTTGTGCGATACGCATTCCCACATCGCAAAAGGGCCGAGTATGCCCTTGAAGACGTACCAGTCGTAATGATCGGTATCGGTCAGCTTGCGCCAATGAACATCAGAAATCACGCATCTCGTGCGACGTTCTCTCGCCTCATATGGGCCGGCCCGAACCGGCTTTATTGCAATCGGAATCCATTCGGTGCGAATCACAACCCCTCCCGCTGTTTCAAAGCAAGGATGGAGTCGATGACGTACCCCACATCTAGTTGCTCGCCACGACCGAAGAACTTTGCGAAGTTTTGCGCACACCGCTCTATCGTCGCATCCATTGCTGCGCGCTCGATGGCGCTGGCGAAGGAAATAATGGTTGATAATCGCGTCGCGTCTACTCCATGCTCGCGCGCCGTTCGTTCGATTTGCTCAGGCGTCAGCATCGCTACCCCCTTTGGCCGCGTCGCGGTGGGCGCGCTCGATTCTGACGAGAAGTTCGGCGACGCGATGAATCGGAGCCAACGTTGTTTCATTGGGCATCAGCTTCGCCGCTGCACATATTTCTGCCGCTTCCGCCAACACATCCCGCGCCGCCCCGCTAACTGGCGATGCTGCCGCGCGGGCCTTTTCTGCCCCACGCCTGAAGTAGTAGAAGCAAAGTGATTTCATCTCGTTGGTCGGCATCTGCATGGCCCATACAGATTCGAACAGTGCGTAATCGTCCTGGAAATCGGGGTGGATAGTCAAACGACCGTCGGCCCAATCCTGTGCTGCCGCGCGGGCTTGGCGTGCGAAGATCGCAAAATCGCCGAACGCTGTGTATAGCTTTTCGCTCCACTGGCCAGGAGAGAATCCGGCTAGCCGTCCCCACTCGGCTAGCTGCTCTCGCGTTACGGAATCGTCCTGCGCTGCTGCGGGCGTCGGGGCGGCGTAGACATCCATCCACCAACCCGCCTGGTTGCATTCATGCATCCTCATTCCAGGCTTCCACGTCCAATGGCCGTCATCGTGCAAGGTAGCGATGGGCTTCTGCGGCGCCGCCTGCCCCGCGCTGGCGAGGATGGCTTCGGCCTTTTGCCATTCCGGAGAATGCGCAAACTCGATAAGGCAGCCGTACCGATGGTAAGCATCGATCAATTCACGCAACGCGGCGGTCGCGCCAGCGATTTCGCTCAACTCATCAATTCTTGCTCCGGCATGTACGTCGAGAATGGCGCGAAGCGTATCCACATGGATGATTTCGTGGCTGCTTTCGGACATGAGCGACGCGCCGTGCGCGAGCAAATAATCGTCTTGCTGCGTGAAGCCGTTTTCGAGCAACGCGTCACGGACACGGTTGAACAGATCGTCACTCATGCTTGCCCCCGTTGTGTGCGGCGAGAAGGGCGCGTAGTTCTCGCGCGAGATCATGATCCGCCGGGTTTGTGCTTGCATCCAAACCGTGGAGGATGAATGTCAGGCGGTAGTTGGATGTGGGGCTTAACGTCCCCGCGCGCTGCTCGGGCGGTTCAACGCCGACTCCCTTCACGATGCTTTCGATGTTTGCGAATTGATCTTCGTCGAGCAATTCAGCGAGACGAGCCATGATCTTCTGCATTGCACGGCGCAGTCGATGATTGTCTAAATCAAGGTGATCGATGGTGCCTTTGGCTTCGTAGTCGTCCTGCTGCTCCCCCTTCGGTTCGGCCGGTGCGGGGGCGGCGTAGACAGCACGCGTGCGCATGTCGCCTCGCTTGGCGAGTTTGTCGAATGCGTCTTTCGGCACGTCCATCCAAAGATCGCGAACGTGCGGATGTTCCTCTGCATCGTCGTCATCCGTACACATGATCTGATAGATCGGCGCTACAGCCGGCGCAGCGGGGGCGTCTTTGATCTCGACTTCGACGCCGAGCAAATCTTGAAGCAACTCGACGGCCTGTGACACGGTTCCGGTGACGCCGTGCGCATCCGGCGCGCGCCAATACTGGAATCCATGGTCGAGCGCCTTCTGCTGCCAATCGTCACGGCTCGCCCCGGCTTGCGGCGGCTGTGGGGCGCAAGCGTGGCCGATGATCTCAACGACCATCTCTATGCAATCCACCGGCAATCCAATGCCGTGCGCGTCGCAGATCGAAACCACGTCCTCGTATGTGACCGGCTCCGCCACCCGCGCAACGTCCTGCGAGCGCTCAGCAGCCCGCAAGCATCCACGATGCTCGCTTTCCGTAACGAGATAGCCGCAGCACTGGCAGCGTGGAGCGTCCTGCGAGCGCGAGAGTTCGCGTAGCAATTGAGCCGCTCGTGTGCAAAGGCCGTCACCGGTATTGTTGGAATAGCGAGTGATCCTCTCGGCCATTGCGTCGAGTTCGTCAGCGATTTCCAGTGCTTCTGTGTTGTCCATGTCCTCAATCCTCGCGCGGGCGATTACTTCAGGCTTATCTTGAGCGCTCGAATCCATGCGGTTCTTTGCGATGCGCGCTCGATTTCCTTGCGGTGCTCGTCCTCGTGATAGGCGAGGTCTTTATGGAGTTTGGCGAGGCGCGATTCCTTCCACTCTTCAGGCGTTTGTTCGCGTAACTTTGCGATCTGCTCATACCAGTACGATGAACCGCAATCGAACTCGATCGAACTTGTGATTTGCTCAAGCATGAAGTCTTTAAGGCCTGTGTGTTCGCTTGTCGGCGGCGTCCACTCTTGCACTTTCTCAAGCATGGATTCGTACTTGACGAGTAGGTCTGCTTCCTTGGCGATGTAGTCCTGATACGTCTGAAGCTCGTTGCGAAAGTCGGCAACCGCTGTGTCGGCCAACTCGGCCAAGCTCATAGCAGATACTCGATCAATCTCGGAATGCGTTTCTTCGAGCTTCTTTTGGTGATAGTCGGATGGCTCGATCCGGTCTGGAATCGGTGCATCCCAAGGATCATCGCGCATCGTCACCAACGCCCCGAACGCGCGAGCGCAATCCAAAGCGAACTTCTCGAACGTAATGCCATCCTTGATGGCTGCTGTGTATCCTGTCGGCATATCATCTCCACGCCCGAGGGCAAGAATTCGAAAAAGGAGCCGCTGTCCTAGCCGGCCCGAAGCTCGCGCGTCCGAGGGTTGCGCGCGGTGAGAGGGGGTTATGCGTCGTCGGCCGCGCTCATGGCGTCGGCGATTGCGTCTACGCGATCGTCTTCGTCTGCGTCGTCCGGCGTCGCGCCATCGCCGAACAATCCGGGTTCGACGTAGTTCTCGGGCGGAGTGAGGGTGATGATGCATTCCTGCTGCAAGCGGCTGATGATCTTGCCGCCGTCGAGCTCGTCCTTCGGATGCGCCGTGATCTTGAAGTGCACGCCGACGGAGCCGCCTTCTTGCGTCGTGAAGCGAATGTCCTTGAGGCCGCAGTCGGCAAGCAGCACGTCCTCGGCGCCACTCGCGCCGATATGCAGGCGCAACAGGTAGCCAGCGTATTTCTTCTCCCAAGCGAGGTTGCGCATGTAGGGGAAGCGCAACTCGGTCAAGCCCTCGTGCTCCATCGGCAACTCGCCGGGTGTGGGCTGCGGCTTGCGGTAGAGCATCGCGCGCAACGACGGATCGAATTCGCCGAGCACGTCACCGCCAGTGACAAGGTAGAAGCCGACCGACAGAGCGGGGCGTCTTTCATTTCCATGCTTCTCCGATACCGGAGTGGTCGAAACGATCTTCGCGAGGGTGTCTTCGATGCGGAACATGCGGTATCTCCTGGTGTGAATGGCTTACTTCGGCAACTGCGCGTCAACCTTGCAGATGATCGCGACGACGCGCTCGGGCAACGGTATCGCCTCCACGTCGTGCTCATAAGCGCGCACGGCTGGGCGCAACTGCTCGCGCTCGATCGGCGGCAGCGTTTCGAGGTGCGGCGCGATGCGGGCGAGGGCTTCTCGTATTTGGCAGTCGATCGTCATGCGAGCGCCTCCCGATAGTCGTGGCGCTTCGCCTTGCACAGATCGACGAGCGCATCCACATTGAAGTGCGGGCCGAAGACGGCCGCGCCCTTGTATCGGAAGTGCTCACGCGTGCGGTGTTCCATCGATGTGATGCAGCACTTGAATGCGGTCTGCACGAACTCGCTCTTGGTCATGTGCATCGACAGTTTCCACTTGCGCGTGTACTGGCGTTCGGGCTCGCCGGTGACGATATCGGCTTCCATGTAGGTGGCTTGCAGATAGCCGAAGTCAGAGTCTTCATGGACATAAAATTCGTAGTCGTAGAAGCGAATTTCGGCCAGCACGGCACGCAGTTCGTTGAGGGTCATCGCTTAGGCTCCGAGCAGGATTTCTTTGCGGTCTTCGAACGCCTGCTGCAACTTCACGAAGTCGCCTTCGGGCAGATCGCGCGCGCTGTCGAGCGCAAGCGCCGCAAGCTCAACGTCGGTTGCCTTCTGGATTTGCGAGAGCACGTCTTGATACGCGACCGTGTTCTCGGCTTGCTGCTGGCGTTGGTCGGTTATTTCGCCGGTTGATTGATCGATTGCACGGCCTGTATCGGGGTCCGTAACCTTCACGAAATCGCCGTCGATGATCGCGTGATTGCCTTGGTCCGCTGCGTTGGATATGGCAATTGCATTCGACATCTCGATCGACTTCGGCATGTACTTGAGCACTTGGAGCAGCGGAATCTTGCGCGCATACATCTCCCAGTCTCGGAAGCTGTAGTGCTTTCCGCCTTGCTTGTTGTACTTGTCGCGATGCTTCCTTACCTTGCCGACCGTCCATACCTCGATGACCGGGTAGTCCGACCCATTCACGCGGCCGATCGCATAGACGTAAGTGAGCGCGTCCGGGTCGTTTTCCTCGCCGGGACGGTGACGCACGAAAGGTGAATCGCCGAGCGCATAGTCGAACTCATCGCCCTCGAATACGGCACCTGTCCATACCGCTGCCCGGCCGCTGCGCGACACCAGGTCTACAAGCCCCTTCCAGCCGGGCACGCACTGGCACGTACGGCCGTACGGAACGAGAAAGCACTGACCATCGACATTGGGTTCTAGGCCAAGCGCTGCGGCCGTCATGATAGAGCCTGCAATCGACTCCATTGAGCATTCTTGAAGTTTCGGCGTCGTGCTAAAAGCAGTCATTGCAAGGCGCGTCATGCGGTCAGCCGTCAGATGCTTCGGCAACGCTAGCGCCATTTGGGGCTTGAGGCGCGTCAGGTAGTGATTGAGTGCCGCGAGCGGATTATCTTCCTTGCCCGTCGCGACTTTTTTCAAGGCTGCGGTACTCATATAGGATTTGGCTCCTAGTGGGTTATTTCAGCTTCAGCCGAAGGACGCGTATCTCTTTTGTCCGGCTGTATTTCGCGTAGACTTCCGGCGCGTCTTCCTTGAGCAATTTCTGATCGACGCGCGTGTCGTTTTGGTTGTTCCATGTCGCGATGACGTTGCCACCTGCCGTAAGTGTGGAATTCGGTCGCATGAAGTCAGTGATTCGAAAACTGAGTTCCTCTTCCTGCTGCTTAAGCACGTTGAGCTTGTGCTTTGTCTCTTTGAGCGCGAACACCGCGTCTCGAATCTCGCTCGTCGCTTCAATCGTGCCGCCGTTGCTCTTTGCATAGATGGCCTTGCAGTCGTCAAAGTCGATAGGGTCTGGCGGCAGGTCGAGCAGCACACACTCGTTCCAAAACTGCACCGCACGATTGCGAATGGCGTCGATCGTTTCGTCGTCGCGGTCCACGAAGTAGATGAGCAGGTCATCCATGCCGATGAGCGTCGCGACGATGCACCGGGGGCGCTTCGTGATGCCGAGGCCGTGCATGAACTGCGCGGCGTATTCGATCGGCACTTCGTCGGTTCCTTCTTCGCCCCACTTCTTGGCGGCGAACGGGTGCACCGTCTTGCAGTCTCCGTTGATGTGCTCGCCGTTGAGCATCAGTTCGAAGTCGATCTCGCAGGCCAGGAACGGGTGTTCAGCATCGACATAGCGCTCATTCCGTCGAATAAGATCGACCACGTTGCCTTCGTCCTGAAGGCGATCGATCAGCATGTCGAGCACAACCGGTTCGAGGCGATGCCCGCGGTCGAAGCGCTTTTGCTGGGAAACCGAGATTTCCTCCAGCGGCGCGCGTCCGGTCTTAGAAAGCCACAGTTCGTACGGCGACTTCCACGGGCTCACGCCGAGGATGGAAGCGATATCCGAGCCTCCCAAAAACTTGCTGCGGTCGATATCGGGAACGATAAGGTCAGTCACGTTGAACTCCTGTTGGATACGTAAGGCATATCGCGCATCGGATCGAGCACCGCCAGCACGGCCGCCGCAGTGGCTATCGCGATGGCTATGCCGAGCCAGATGAGCGCGAGCTGGCCGAGGCCTGTGAGGAAGCGTTTCATACCTCGACCTCCATCCAGCACGAATCATCTTCCTGGCACAGCGGGTTTCCAGGGTGCGTGCAGTAACTGCATGGCGGACTGATATGGCAAGAACATCCACCCCATCTGTATTCCCGCTCGAAATCATCGCGATCCGCTTGGGCTTCAAGCGTGAGTACGCGCTCGGTTCGCTTCGGCGTTGCGAGTCTTTTAGCCGTTTCGCTGAACCATGAGTCGAAATTCTTCACGACGCCACCCCTTGCGCTGCACTCCATCCGATGAACACGCCCAGCCCGACGACGACGAGCCACACGCCGATCGTTTCGCGGGCCTTGGCGATGCGAAGGAGGGCGTTGTCGAGGCGCGCGCGGCGCAGGCCTTCTTTCGAGAGCGTCACGCGGACGCCGGATTCGGTGGGTCGCATGTCATTTCTCCCGGGCGCGGAGCATGGCGTCGGCAAGGCGATATGCGGCGCGGGCGATTACATCACCAGGCAGATCGTCTTGGAGCTTCTCTCCGGCAACGTATTCGGAGGTGGGTGGCGCGTCGTCATCGAACGGCTCGGCAAGCAAACCCATTAGCGCCTTAGCCGCGAAGTAGTCGCGCAACGTCATGCCATGCATAAGTTCTGTACAGCCCGGCGGAACCACGTGACCATTCGGTGCGGTTGCATTCATATCGCCATCGTTTTCCCATGCGCAAGGAAATGCCGGTCCACCATTGTTCATCGTTCTCATCTCACTCTCCCTTTCCGGTAGCGGCGAGCACCTCTTGCGCCATCGCAAACGCTTCGTCGTAGCTCGCCTTATCGAAGTTGTCCATAAGCGCTTGGAGCGCCGCACGCATCTTGATTGACTGCGCAAACAGCCGCGCATACTCCGCCCCATGCGGCGACACCGAGCAATCCGCTACCTGCTGCGTCGTGTCGCCTCGGCGTGCGACGACGTACGGGCCGTTGGCTTCGAGGTCGGGGGTCATGTCATTCCACCTCGACCGGCTCGCCCTTGGGGTCCAGCATGTAGAACTGCTCCGGCTTGACGCCGTCTTGGCCGACGATGAGCGCCTTGGCGAAAAGGATTCGGCCGTAGTCCTCGGTCTTTTCGCTTCTACGCACGAGGAACAGCGCGGTGCCCGCGACACCTTTCGCCTTTCCATAGAACCCAGAGGCCATAGCGGTAGAGTGTTGCCCGCTCGCCGTGGCCGCGCCGCTGTTGCCGCTCGCCGTGGCCGCGCCTCTGTATCCGCTCGCCGTGGCCGCGCCGCTGTTGCCGCTCGCCGTGGCCGCGCCTCTGTATCCGCTCGCCGTGGCCGCGCCGCTGTTGCCGCTCGCCGTGGCCGCGCCTCTGTATCCGCTCGCCGTGGCCGCGCCGCTGTTGCCGCTCGCCGTGGC